TCGTTGTTGCTGTGAGTTCCTCTGCGCGGTCTGCGAGTTGTTGGGGTGTCAACATCCCGAGCGTCACCGTGGAGGGCACAGACGGCGTTTTAATGGGGTCTGCGTCGCCCTGTACGCCTGTGATCGCCCACAAAGCACATAGGGCATAGGTTGTAATACTGATAATGGCTAGTCGTTTAAGGTTCATTTAGTAGTCCTCTGATAGGTCTGCGACAGATTTTCTAGTTGAGAAAAAGCCGTCAAGCATGGGGTTGTTTTGCATGATTTCTCGGGCCAGATAGGCGCGGTAGTTGTTGTTAAACTTGAACTCACTGTTGGGGTCGTAAGTGGTTGAGTGCTGAAAGCGTAGGACTTCTACGAGTGCGCCGATGCCGTAGTGGTTGTGGCCGTTGTTGTACAGCGCGTAACACATTTTGGTGAGTCGTTCAATGACCCACGGGTTCGCTTCTTTGAAAGCTTCGTACTTGAGTTTCTCGGCTGGAACTTCGAGAACGTCAAAAAGGGATTGTTGCATTGCTTTCCTCCTGCGGTCGGGGTCCACCTATCGGGGGACGCACTTGGTTGCCAGTCATTTGACCGACTCCCAAACCGATTGTCAAGGACCTAGCCGAATATCTTGGCAAAAGCCTTTTCTATAACGGTCGCAGAATCTGCCATATTTGGTGCTATCTCAACATGCGTCCAGTCTCCACCGGGTGTGCCAGCGTTCTTTTGTGGGGTCCACGCTTTCCAACTGTCACGGTCGCATCGGAAACCGCCACCAAACTTGGTCAGATTGGGGATCGGGCAACCTACACCGTCATAACAGTGAATTTCCTCTATGCCCAAAATGTCGCGGTGAGCAAACAAGAATTCAACCATGGCTTTACGGGCGTCCGCGTTCTGTTTGGCGGTGCCTTTACCTTTGAGGTCTACGGCGCGCCATGTTGCGTGGACGCTGAGGTTGGCTGATCCGCGCATCGGACGGTTGGCGTAGATGCCAAGCGATTTCATGCCAAACAAGTATTCCATGTATTCGACAAATCGTTTTGTTCCGGGTCGTTCGGTCGGATGGTTTCCGTCGGTGTTGCCTGTGTACGGTCTAGGACTCATCTTTTTCTCCCTTGTCTTTGAGCCCATTACTTGCTAATAGCCCCGTCAAAGCACCAGCCAAAACCAGTAAAACGCTTGATAACACTTCCCACGCTTTTGAGTCATTGGGACTAACTTCCAATGGCTGGACAACAAATGCAAGCGAGTACAGGATCATGCCAATACTCATGATGAACGTGAGCGCCAGTGCAGCTCCTACCATCAGGACAAGACGGGCTTTAATTTCGGAGTTGGTGTATTTCTTCATGGTGTGGTTGCTCCTGTTGAGGTGTCACATCTTGGGGCTGTGGGTTGTTGTTCGCAGTTGTTTCGTGTGCGGTCGCTACAGCTGGTGATGACCAGCATTAAGGCTATGGCGAGGGCGGCGACTACGGCTAGCGTTTTCATGGTGTATCTGGGAAGTCGGCTTCAGAGCCTGGTGTCCATGTGGCTGGGAAGTCTCGTAGGGCTTGGCGGTAGGTTGCCCATGCTTCACGGTCTACGGGTGAGTCCGCAACTTGTGTCCAGTCGGATTCGGCAAGTAGGCGGTCACGGTGCATACGCATTCTTTCGGCCCACCATTCTGCTAGTACTTCTTCAGGGTCAAGTTCGTGGGATAAGTTCATCATGCACCTTCATACTGGAATGTGTAACGGATAAAGTCATTCGCGGCCCAAACCATTGGTGTTGAGTTTGTTACAACTGTAGATGGTGCGCCGTAATACATGATTCCTCGAGTCGTGGTGTCTGAGATTACCGATCCAAGGTACACATTGCCAGATGACGAGTCATAAAATTGGAACTGACCGATTACCTGTCCACTTGTCAAAGCCGTGATCGGGAGACTTACAAAGTAGAACCCTGAACCTGCTGATACGCCGGAAGAACCAAAGGTGATTTGTCCTTGACCGTAAACCAATTTATTGACTCGACCATATTTTCCGCTTGCGGATGAACCTGTGCCTAAGGTCGGGTTTGTTGTTGAGGCGGTTAGGGCTGGTGTGTAGGTTTCCCATGCGGCCCCAATCGTGTTAAGCGTCGCCGCCGTCAACACCTGCCCACTAGTTGTTCCTGCTGTCCACTGTGTAGCCATGATTCTCCTTTACCAGCCGAGACGGTCGGTATCTAAAACACCAAAATAGGTGCTGTTTAAAATGAACTGCGAATATACGTTTGCTGGCGTCAAATACATAGTACAAAAAGTTGATTCAGGCGTAGCGTTAACCTGAATACCCTCGTTAATACACGGCACAATCGTGTCCGACACAGCACCAGGTGCTCGATATGCAACATTTATTAGTGACGGAAAATTGCCGAAAACAATGCCAGCAAAAGGTGAAGTATTAACAGTCCCGGCAGTAGTCGTTGAAGCAGTTTGAGTAAACATTGTGGCCGATTGTGCGTCAACTAAAAAGTCAACTTCAAACCTAAACCCATCATTGGCAAAAGCGTTTGCATACCAACTAGCTGCAGAGTCTGCCTGTGCTTCAGTTGAATAATAAGTGTTGAGATTGTAAGCCTTTTCGCCGTATGCAGTAACGCTGGTTGTGTTGGTTTCTGTCTGTGCAGTTAAACCTGTTGATGGTGTAACCGTGACTTTGTTGTAAAACGGTGAACGATATCTAACACGTCGAATTGACTGATAACCTAATTGCGTACTGGTCAAAGTGCGACCAATACTGCAAGGTGAAACAATAAAACCTGCGGCATAACTGTTGTACTCAGCCTCAGACGAATTTCGACACACCAACATAGCGTTTTCGGCGTTGGCAAGAGTTCGCACATAATCAGACGGTGAACCTGTAAAAGTTTGTGCGGCCATGTTGTAACTGCTGGTGCCAGCAACAGGCAGATAGTTAAACGGTGGGCTAACTAAAGCGTTAATGCTTGCTATCTGTTGTTTTGTTGTTCCGGCAGAAATTGATTGATTTGTTAACTGACTTAAAGAGTTAATACCGATGGCGTTCATAAATTGGACGGTCACAGTTGAATTAGTGCCTGTGTTTGGTTCGTCGTTGTAATCAAACGAAAACGCTTTTCCAGAAATTGTTGCATAATCACCTGCACCAATTTCAAAAGTAACACCAAAATTAGAGTTCATAGCAACAGGAAAAGTGGACTCAGTATTGTTAAAAAGTGTCGCTGTTAACGCTGTCGTGCTTACGGCAGAGTCAACAGATTGGCGACCCAAAAAATAATTGAATGATTTAGTAATGCTGGTGTAGTCAGTTGCCCAACTATAGAAAGCCATCAGCGGACCGCCAGCGGCAATGTTCCGTTAGTTGAAATGTATTTACGCAAAGCGGCCACAATTTGGTTGGGGTCGCCTCCGTTGACATTGACCGTGATCGTGTTGCCACCCATTGCACCGTTGGGCGTGATGTTCCCAGACGACGACGGCGTGAACAATTCTGGCCCGCGCTCACCCACAAGATAAGTGGTTCCCGACATGACAGGACCGCCCATAGCCCTACGGGGCAACGTAGAGATACCTGCAAGAGTTAAAGCGTCCTCTGCACTCTTACCGCCATACTCAGCACCACGGGCAAGATAATTAGCCAACTCAAGCGCAGCTGCTGGACCTTGAGTTTTATATCGAATCAAAATTTCTTTGGATGAAATGTCGCCCATTGCTCCTGAGATTGCCGACAAACTTGCAACAAAGTCGGCGGCCGCTTGATCGTAAGCGTCAATGTCGGCTTGAGCACCCGAACCAAAAGCACGTTTAGCGGCGGCCTCAAGGTCTTTCAATTTTTCTTTAGCGTTATCTAAAGCAACCTCTTCGTCAAGATTGCCAGTCAAAACTTTCCATGCCGTGTCAGCGTTAACGAGGGCCTCAGTTATGTCATCAACACCCGTTTTGAAACTATTAAAATATACAGGAGGACCGCCAACTACGGCTACAAATTTATCTAAACTAAAACTGCCTTGTTCTACAACATCTGAAAACCTGTCGGTGCTGTCACTGGCCTCATCAATAACATCAATTAAAGGCAGTTTGTCAACTTGTCGTTCAAGCCAACCATATGCGTTTTCAACTTTTGAAGTTAGATCGTCAAAGTAACCAATCAAATCAACAATTACAGGAACCAAAAATGCGCCAAAATCTAAGGCAGCTCGTTTTGCTATGTCTGCAAGTTGATCCATTGCATCACGAAACTCTTTTGCTTTTTTAAGTTCATCAGCATCAATAACTTGTTGACCAGACACGCTATTTAGTGAACGCCGTAAATCGTCCGCACCCATCCCAATCAGTTCGGACATCCCTTGCCAGCCCTTGCCGAGAAGTTGCGCCGCAACCGTTGCTTTTTCAGCTGGGTCCTTAATGCCTTTAATTCGATCGATGGTGTTTAAGAATGTTTCGTTGACGTCTAACGAACCGTCAGCCAAATAGACAAGGTCTACGCCAAGTTTACGCACTTTGTCCGGGTCTGCACCGATTGTTTTGTTAAGGCGACCGATAGCGGTTGAAACGGCGTCAACTGGGATTGCTAGATCGCCAGCTACTTCCATATAACGTGAAGCATCCTCAACGGCTAGACCTGTTGCATCACTAAATTTGCCTGCCGCGAGCGCAAGGTTTTGAAACGCTTTAATGCCTTGTGCGGCAAACGCGACTAAAGCCGCGCCACCTGCTAAAGCAAGGTTGCCTGCGTTGGCTTTGACTGCATCTAAAGCAGCATTTGAGCCAGCCTTAAACTTGCCCATGCCACCCTCGGCATTACTGACAGCACTTTTGAAATCATTGAAAGCGGCTTTAGCGTTTTTAATTCCAGTATCTTCAAGGCTGGTAATGATCGGAATGTTGATTGCCATTAGCGGATTCTCGCCATCTCTTGGTTTGCGTCCCGAACAACTCGCTTGATCGTGTCGTTCATCTCTCGTTCAATCATAGACAAAGAGTCGGCGGCCTTAGCCCACATAAAGCGTGAAGGGTTACCCGATAGCGCGTTAGCAAAGTTTGGTCGCTGATACTTAGCCTCACGCTTAGAGACTCTGCCCCCAGCCTTGCCAGCCATGTCTACAATCGCCACAGGCGCGCCTTTGGTCGTAATTCGGACAATGTTGACAGGGACGCTCATACGGGGCTCGTTGAGGTTTCTACGGGGCTTGCGCGTGTCAATCTTAATTACCGAGTTCTTGCGATTACCCCACCCGGTGCGACCGTTGTGAGCCATACCAGATAGGGGAGGCGACGTCGGAATTGACTGGTTGATTTCACTAAGCAACGGCTTAAGGATTGCTCGAATGTCCTTGTTCAATTCCTTCTTAAGTGAAGGGTTGATTTTGCCAAGTTCGCGCAAAGTCTCGGCCACACCTTTCACCTGAATTGTCATCGCTTATGTTTCGCTTTCTCGTTTTCCTCAACAAGCAAACGAACCATCTCATCCACAACCGACGCTGGACACTCCATCAAATCCAATGGGCTGATGCCTGTCCTAAGTGCCAGTTGCGCTATGAGGTTGACTGCGCGTCCTGCTTTGGTTTCTCTTTTGGGACAAACGTGATGTCCCCTACTTTTTCAACCCACTTAGGAAACAGTTCAACGACCACGCCACTTGAGCGGACCGCATCCCATGCCAACCAAGCCAAAGCCTTGAATTTCATGTTCTCTAGAAACTGCCCGACGGAGAGTTGAGGATGATGATCCTCCCAGCGACACGCAACACCGTAAGTGATCGGTGCCTCGTGTGTTTCTCCGTCGAGCATCTCTACTCGTAACGTCATACCAATCATGTCGGGGTCCTTTGTTTGTGTTGGTTAGATCAGGCTACGGCGCGAACCCAAGTGCCACCAGTGCCCGTAACGGTCATGGTATCGAGGGAGCCGACGGTGCTTGAGATCGGCATGAACGACGAGATCATCATGTTGGTGATCGTGTAGATCGGATTGCCGGGTGCGGCCACGCCAGAGTCAGGTGCAACAATCACGGTGGTGTCACCGTCGCCGACAACATCTGACAAATACTTTTCCACTGAGGTCGCGCCGTATTCAAGCAGCACAGTTGCACTGACGCTTACGGATTGGAGGCCAGCGACAAACTTGTGTCCAGTGGCTCCCATCGTGGTCGCTTCTAACGAGTCAAAACCTGCCTCGAGGGTAATGGATGAACAGTTAAGTGAAATGTTGTTTGCGCCAATGGTGATTTGTCCACTGCCTTGGTAAACGATTGCCATGATGTTTTTCCTTTGTTAGTTAGCGTGTCGCTGTGAGTTTGATAGTGAGGTCGTAACAGGGGAGGTCTTGCGACCCGATTGTTGCGATGGATGGTTGTCCCGAGACGACTGCAATGTCGGACCCGAGAATTGTGTCGCAAATTTGCAGTATGTAGTCACTGGAATCTTGGTTGCCGGGTGGCGCTCCGAGGATTCGAATAGTGATTGTGACGTCACTGACTTTGGATGTTGGGTTTGCACCGTACGATTCAAACGACGGCAACTCAATAAAGACTGTGAGCGGTCGTGCGTTGCGTGGATCGGTGACAGGTTTGAGTCCGAGAGCCGTGAGCGATGCGGCGACATGGTTGATCGCGTCTGTGAAAATGCCAGCCATGTTATGCGCACTGCGATCTCTTAACGCCAAGCAACTGGTTGACTCGACCCAAGGTCATCAACGGTGGTCCGCTCATGTCTTGGAAGGATGCGTAACTGTCCCCAGTTGT